AAAGATATCAATGATCTGAGAGCGCAAGTCTTCGCTTACATCGAGACCTTTTACAACCGCGTAAGGGTACAAGCACGCTTAGACTATCTTGCACCAGTAGCATGGCTTTCCTTGTATGACCAAGCTTCACAAAAAGTCGCTTAGCAAACTGTCCGAAAAAGTGTTGACTTCCCATCCGATCAGAAAGAAGAGAAGACGATGAAAACAGGAGACGACACGTTCGATGACATCTACGTCAGCAAAAAGACTGGCAAGGTTGTAGGTGTCATGTACGAAGATGTGGACTACAAGCTAGTGCCAATCAAACAGGAGGAAGAAAAATGACAACGCCAAGGAGTGAGCAAGAAACAATTCTTAGCTATGATCGGGAGCTTGATCAGTTGCACTACTATTCAGACATTCCAAAGCACAATCGCAAATGGCGTGATTTGGTATCTGAAACGCACACGGAGACAAGCGAAAACGGAGACATTACAGTTTTGGAAGGAACTGTCAACGGAAGCGTATCGATCCGAAAGCACACAGTTATGTCGGAGGAAACAAGAGCAAAAGCGGCCGCTCGACTAAAGGCATATCGCGACAAGAAAGTAGAGGACGAAAAATGAAAGTAACAGCAGCATTTGCATTGCCGCATGACCACTATGATTGGAATCAGGTGCTATATCAGTTGGCGATGGTTACGCGCAACCGCTTAGTTGAAAATGATCATGAAAATTTCCGGAAGTCAAATATCATGCTTTGCAATCACGCACGGGAAATCTTTAAGATACCTAACTTGATGATCATTGAATGGAAGCCATCGAACGACATTGCGTTCATCGTGTTAGATGGCACCCCAGATGGTTGCTGTCACACGGCATATGACATTGGCTACCGTCATCTTCCAGAAGAATACAAGGGAGAGGACGGGAAATACAGCATTCCATTAATTCATTCGCAAGAGGAACTTGATGATACGCTGGCACACATTCACAGCATGAACATCTTACACAAACTGGAGGACGAAAAATGAGTGGAGAAAAACTGTACATGGTAAAGAACGATGAAGGCAGCTATATCGCAGTCACCAATGGCTGGTTGGTACACTGGCATGAAAACTCTGGAGACCTTTTTTCCTCTTATCAAGAGGCTAGTAAATGGGCAACCACGCTTGACGGCCACGTTGTCACTTTGATTGAGGAGCCTGAAAAGGTAGTGCTAACCAAAGAGCAAGCCGAAATCGTTGAACGTGCACATGATGCTACGTGGCCAGCAACCTATATTTCTGAAAGTACTGGTAATTCTGACGGCGAGGAAAGCCTGCTGATTGAAGCTTTCGCCAACGGCTACACCGTGGCAAAGGAGAAGAAATACAACGTCAAGGTGCCCCAAACTCAAACAAGTTATTACTACAAGGGCAGTGACGGACATGTTCATGCAAGTGATACTTCTGGAGGTCTTGATAATCAGTTTTCAGACTATGAGCTTCAACAATATGGACTAGACGGTGAACGATTCACGAAAGAAGAGGTGACTGACGATGGCAAGTGAAATGAGTCACCAAACAATTGTGCTTCAATGTAGCAATGATATTGATATTGACTTGCTATTGACGGCAATTGAACAAGGAACAGACGGTGTAAATCAAGCTAGCTATCTTTTAAACGCCTACGGCCAGAAGACAATTGAAAAAGCACTACCAGCTCTTACACATGATTTTGATTTTCTGGGGGTGACTGACTATGAGCAATGAGACGAAGCGGGACGTTGTAGAAGCAATATTATTGGCAAAAGATACCGACACAATTTGGGACAGTTCAAATGTTAGATATTACTTGAGCAGGTATGACAATGCCTTGCCAGATGATCTGCCGGTGATTCCGAAAGCGGTTGGTGAATATTTAAAAACTCACCGAAAAGATTCGTTAGGCGAGATTTTCTGGAAACTAGGGTGTAAAAGCTCAGCATTTCTAGATTCTAATGAACTTTACATTGTGCTAAATTCAGACACATTCGCCCGTGCATGGGTACTAGGTGTCTGGCGTGTTGAGGAAACAGGCGAAATCGTGGAACTGGAGGCGGAGAAATGAAACGAGAGATTAAGTTCAGAGCGTGGGATAAGGTGCACGAGTGTTAATTGTATGACGTACAGGGAGCATATGACACGCTGAGCGGCTGCGTTAAGTATGAAAATGGTGAGAATGCTGTTTATGACGAAGAGTGCTTTGCCGGATTCTTGGATAATGATCAGTATGTTGTCGAACAATACACCGGCCTGCACGACAAGAACGGGCGCGAGATCTACGAAGGCGATGTCTTAGATATTGGTCTTCGAAATCAAGACGATAAACCAGTAATAGCACCGGTTAGTTACGAAACATATGCCGCTGGATATGTGCTTGATAATGGAGGAAATGGTATTTGGCAACGACTAACTGAAGATTGTGAGGTCATTGGCAACATCTTTGAGGACAAACAGCTACTGGAGGGAAAGCAATGAAAAATGGGCCTTACCGTTTCATGTCATGGCTTGGTTTCATAGTAGCTCTGGCGTCTTCATTCTTACCTGAAAAATATATGAAATTTGGCTTTTACAAAACGTTTATTTTCCTAATACTACTAGCAATCTTGCTTGCGCTTTGGGACATTTCGGATTCAATCAGGGAGGGAAAACATGAGCAAAAGTAAGGATATTGATGTGTATCTTCAAGGCGAGCTGTGTGCCAAGGCTGAGCTTGCAACGAAGCTGCTACACGACATTGCCTGGTCCAAATGGACGACTGACGCGATGACTGCACGTGCTAAGCCGATTTACAAGCAAACCATGGAACTGAACTATTGGCTATTAAACAGTGACGAATGGTACACCCAAAATGAGGACGGGAGCGAAGACGATGACGAGAAAGATTGATGTATTCACGCTTCATTCTTTTACAGACGTTAATACAGTAAACCAATTTTTAAAAATGCACCCACAGGCTAAATTAAGTTACGTTAAAGGAGAAAGCGATGGTGCCCTAGCAATTGCTGACTATGAAGATGATGAAGATGATGAAGAGGACGATGAGGTAGAGGTAAAGCAATGATTGCCGTCATGCTGATAATCTCAGGTGCTGCAATGTGGATGTGGGCTAACTGGAAAACTAAGCATTAGGAGATGAATGATTTGGACAGCAAACGAGCATTGGCCGAAAATCTTAGGAAGAATATATACGATCTGAACATGACACAAGCCAAATATGCAAAAGAGATCGGGATACCCATCAACACGCTTGAATATGTAATCTCTGGGAAGGGCAGTGTTTCACTCAACACCTTAGATAAAATCGCATACGGAGCTGGGATTGATCCATGGGAACTCATTCGGCATCATGAAAGCAAATAAAAAAGCGCGTCTGATGAGGGACGCGCCGGAGGCCAGACGTACGATTGAGAGTAAATGGAATCAAAGATTAGGAGTTGGCCTCCAATGACAGTATAGCAAACGCACATGTTGAACGCACGTTTAAAGCATCAAAAAAGCGCGCCGGGTATTGACGCGCTATGGAGGCCAAACGTACACGTGATTGATAGCAAATGGAATCATTTAAAAGGAGTAGGCCTCCGTATGCAGTATACCAAAAGCGCGTCACATAAGCAACGCGCGGGAGGTGCTTGAATCAGATTGTTCCCCCAACTTATAAGGTTAACACACATAAGAAAGCATCTCCAAAGGTAGTATAGCAAAAGTCGCCCCGGATTAACAGGACGACTCAGTCTATCAAATCGAATTATTTGAACATCAAGTGTATCACAAAAAAACAAAAGCGCACCACGAAGGCACGCTTATCCTACAAACCCAACCAAATCATACCATAAGGAGTGGACGCAGTGGTGCGAGCAACGAGATATTTTAGCCCAATTGATCATGACAAAACAATTGAAAACGCCAAAGAGGTCTTGGGGAACTACTGGCATCACAAGCGGCTCGCTCAACGCACCAAAATAGCGCTCAGAAGCCCCGTGATGGACGGCATGCCTAAGTCACCAAGCTATGGAAACAAAGCCGAGGAAAAGCTCGTATCGCACGCTGACGAGCTGTACTATATAGCGTGCTGTGAAGGTGCTATTGAATCTATAGAGAGTGAAGACTACCGGATCATTTTAGTTGAGAGCTATCTGACTCCAAAGACGACACGTAAATCCAGCCTTCAGTTAGCTAATCGCTTGCATGTTGACCGAACGACCCTTTGGCGACAAACACAAGAAGCTCTCTATGCTTTTGCTGAAATATGTCCGCTAGTGAAACTAGATGCAACATCCGTGCAACAATGATGCAACAAAAAGCACGTATTTCCGTCATATGATGGTATTGTGCCAAAGGTGAGAAACCTGAGACACCGCGTTTTTCCTCCGAGCCATGGTGATGATAAAGCTGTGGCAAGGCGTGGCAATGAGGACTGACCGTGATAGTCAGGCGGGTTCGATTCCCGCATGCCACATTGTCCAGTTTAGCGACCGGACTCAGCTTGCGATGACCCCATCTGACACTGGGCGAGCGAGCAGCAGACATATGAAGCACAGATATCACCTCAATGTAGTATTCCAGTTCGTGCTGGGGTACTATTTTTTTGAGGTGATTAGAAATGAGCTTTATTTCTGGATTTTTGACTAAAGACTTTTGCTCAATTGTGGCAGATGGAAGAATGTCTCAAGGAGCAAAAACGGTTGGGGAAAACTATAAAAAATTTATGTTAGCCGAATCAAACATTTTGATTGCAACTACAGGAAACGCTCAAGTTGCTGACATAATAAAGGACTTCATAAAGCGATTACATGTTCAAAGCAACGGAGCTCAGTTAAACTGGCAACTTTACGTAAATGTGATCCAACAGTTTGTTAAGGAAACGTTAAAGGAGGCAAAAGACATAGATGGAAATTGTGTAAATCAAATTGTTGTTATTTGCGGAGTGAATGGTAACAAAATCATGGCTTTGGCATTTGGACAAACTGACGCAGGTTATATTCAACGTGAGTACTTGCCTGAGGAAAATGAGCAAAAGTTCTTTACTATGACTCCTCCAGGTGTGAATCCAGATGCCGTCACTAAGGAGTTCATCTCGATTACCAACAAAATCGAGATTAGAACATATAGTGACATAGTTATAGCTCAAAGCAAATTGCAGGATTATGTGGCAGAAATCGATTCGGGAAAATCAGTTAATACACATAAGATGGGGGCGAGGATAGACGGAATCAACGGAAGATTTAAAGAATGGTCCTCTGGTAATTAAACTACCCGAGTTTTTAGACTCGGCCGGGGATCAATGCCCACAGATTTCGGGTGGGAAAGTTGATATTATTTGGCATTGACGCTTCGGCGTCTTTTTATTTACACGAGCACTCCGCCAAACGGTGAGGTGCTATTTTTATGCAACGAAAAAACTCCAGCTACCCAGGCTGAAGGCTTGCATGGGGGTAAGTGTGATTGCAAGGCGGACCGACCTTGCACGACTAGTATAACAAGTGAGTTTATCAAACCTGTAAAACTCTTGTACCGGATTTGTACAGGTTTAAAAAGGCAGTAAAAAAGCCGGCAGTTTGCCGGCCAGTTAATTAGTCTTTCTTATCTGTGCTGAGCTTGTTTTTCACATCATCTACTGTATCTTTAACAGCATCTTTGGCATCATCAAGCTTTTCCTTGGCCTTGCCAAGTATTCCTTCTGCTTTGCCCTGTGTTTCACGAGCCTTATCACCCGTTACTTTGCCTTCAACTTCTTTAGCTTTACCGGAGATCTTGTCCTTGGTGCTGTCGACTTTACCATCTAAACTCATAGATATTACCTCCTTTTAACATCAATTATCATATAAGCTTACACAAAGTGCAACAAAAAAGCCCTCAGAGACCAGTCCAAGGGCCAAAAGGATGAAAAAACGAAACGTATGTGTGAATAGTAGCAATTGACTTGGAGGAGAATGGCTACTGCTCACGACTACATAATAGCACATTCCTTGTATAAGAATACTAAAATAGCCCTCGGTTGGGGGCCGAGAGCTAAGGAGTGGGGTAGTACCGAGGAGTGAAAATGAGTATTTATTGGGAACAATTTAATTTTAGCTTATTGAAATCTTTTAAGCAACAAAAAAGCTCTCGGGGCCGAATCCGAGGGCTTAAGAACTCGGGAAGTTCTTTATGAGGAAGCTGAGCAGAATCTCTAAACTGCTCACAATTATTATATTTCAGGAGGCGAGTAGATGCAATGGACAGATGAACAAATCAGCGGCATTAGGAAGCTCGTCTCTGAAGGATTTACCAGACGTGAAACAGCCGACAAGCTAGGGATTAGCTATGACGCGCTTCAGGGCAAAGCAAGACGGCTTGGTATCGAGTTCCAAAAACCATTGAAGAATGAATACGATTCAGCGAAAACAGATAGAAAGAGCCAACCCGTTGATAGAAAAGTCGCTCTTAATGCTGATGGTAGTCAAACAGTCACGGCCTTAATGAGACTCAAGCATGACCCAAATAAAGACCCACGGACTTTGATGGAGTTGTGTGGATACGATCCTGATAAGTTCGAGATGGTCTTAGGCGACTACAAAGTGTATGAGCAGCATAGTACCGAAGACGGCACAGTTCCGCAGTACAGCATTCATATTCGCGTAAAGCCAAAACAAGGCTTATCGATAAGTGAAATGGCTGAAGCGTTCAACGACAAAATCATTCCGGTCAATTATGGCATGAAGAAATCGGGCGATCGCAACTTAGTCATCCCATTGCCTGACCTGCATTTTGGCTGGACAACATTCGCCGATCTAAAAGACATGGTGAGTCAACTTAGAGAGATCATCATGGACGGCTACAGCGAGATTGTGATCGAGCAATTGGGAGATCTATTCCATAGTGATCAGATTCATGCAACACAAACGGTTAGAGGAACGCAACTAGATCACGCAAACATGCGCCAGGCATTCCATGATGCTGTGAAGCTGTTTGATCAGATTGTTCCGCTGGCAATTGAATATAGCAATCGCGTCTCAATCAAGAGCGTGTTCGGTAACCATTCAGGTGATCTCGAATACGCTTTTCTTTATGCGCTGATAGATCGCTATCCACAAGTACACGTTGATCTAAATGACAGTAATTTGGCAACCGACTGGCGCTGTGCATACTTGCTAGGGCATGTTGGCATTATGCTCGCACACGGAGATGTAGCCAAGGACAAGCTGACAGGGCTTTTTCCATTTGAGTACAAAAAGATATTCAATATGGCAAAAACATACGAACTTCACTCAGGCCACTATCATAGCGAGCGGTTTAAAGATGATCGTGGCATTATGTGGCGCCAGCTTGGAACTGCAAAGCCAAATGATCCCTATGAGATTAAGAATGGCTTCACCACAGGAAAGCATTTGCTGTATGCGTTCGTTTATGACGACACGCGATTGAGGTGCACCTATGAGCTCAACTAATGGAATGAAACGCGTCGGATACGGTTACGTATGCAGTACAGAGCGATCAATCATTGAGAAACTATCGAGAGAAGAGAAACACATGCAAGCAATTATCTACACGAGGCCGGGTTGTCAAAAGTGTCGGCGAACAGTATTCAAGCTGTCACAGGTCATGCCAGTGCAAACCATCACAGCAGACGCGGACGACTACGAGCGGTTCCGCAAGCTAAATTATCGTTCAATGCCAGTCGTAAAAATCTACAAGGCAGACGGTACCCACGAAACGTGGTGCGACTCGCAGGTTGACAAGATCAAACAATACACGGAGGCAATTTAGCATGTGCAATTTCCTATTACTCCTCACACTAATATTCGTGCTGGCTAAGCTATTCGGTTTGATCGCATGGAGTTGGCTGCTAGTATTCGTGCCAGCAATAGTTATGATTGCTGTGGTGACACTGCTTATCGGATTGGCAATCGTCATCGGATTGCATGAGGAGTGATGGGCATGACTAACACATCTTATACGGGAGATGTTCACAGCCACGCTGGTCGTGCACACTTCTATCGTTCACCTGAATGGAAAGCATTGCGCGAACAAGTTCTTGAACGTGACCACTATGAATGCCAATGGTGCAAAGCAGAAGGACGCGTGACTACTGGCAATGACATGACACTGGAGATTGACCACATCAAGACGCTAGAGGAACGTCCAGACCTAGCGCTTGATCCAGACAATCTACGCACACTCTGCCGCGACTGTCACAACAAGCGACACGGACGATTCAATTATAAACGTTTGGGGAGACCAAAAAATCAGTATGCCAGCGATGAGAGATGGTAAAATAACAGACCCCCGGGTAAAAAAATTCAATGCCATTTTGAAATTCGGGGACCGGTGGACGGGCTCGTCTTCCGCAAAAATGTTTCGTTTTTTTCGCGTGAGGGGGGGTACCCTATACCAAAAATGGGAGGTGATAATCCATGGACAAGCTAGATAAGCTTAAAAACAGGCTCTTGTCTCAGATAGACAAGACTAATCCAATTGAAACTGAGAAGGTGGACCGATATGTTTCAATGGTTGACATGTTCTACAAGCTTCAAAAAGAAGCTATCAAGCAGCCAATTATTGAAATTGAGAATGGCAGTCAGCATTTCACTAAATCTAATCCTGCTTTGGCTGATATGAACAAGATCAATGCAAGCCTAATTTCACTTGGCAAGGACATGGGATTGTCCGCTCCGCCTGGAATTGATGGAAAGGGTACGGGATATGATCCTGATGATCTGCTTTGATTCATAACAAGTATGTTGATGATTACATCAAAGGTTATGAAGAAGGGCACTTGCTGTTTAATAAGGAACGTATTCAGCTTGTTGATTATCTAAAAAAGTCTGTGCTATCTGACGACACACTGCATTTTGACAACGAACAGATTGAGAACTGCATTAAGTTCAGTGAGAAGTGGTTTTTCAAACTTCAGCCGTTCCAGAAGTTCTTGATTGCGTTCGTTTTTTTGTATCACGAAGACGGGACCAATTATTATGAAGACTTTTTGTGGATGATGGGCCGTGGGTCCGGTAAAAATGGGCTAATCTCTGCGCTCGGCACATTTTTGATTTCGGAGTTCAATGGGGTTCGTGGATATAACGGATCGATCATTGCCAACAGCGAAGAACAGGCGAAGACATCAGTAGCCGAAATAAAAGACGTCGTGGACAGCAGCCCAGCACTTGGCCGCGCGTTTTACGCGACAAACACCCAGATCAAATCGCACCGGACAAACTCGACGCTTAAATATCGGACATCAAATGGTAACACCAAGGATGGTTTGCGAGACGGGTTTGTTATTTTTGACGAGATTCACGAATACCAAGACGATTCTAATGTAAAAGTGCACTTATCTGGCCTTGGCAAGAAGGCCAACCCCCGTGTTTTCTTCATTGGGACCGATGGATACGTTCGCGATGGGTTCATTGACACCAAGAAGAAACAAGCGGAAAGCGTTTTGAAAGGCAAGGCGGCGCCTGATTTTCTGTTCCCATGGATTTGCAAGATTGACAGTGAGGACGAAATAGACAATCCCAGGATGTGGGAAAAGTCAGTGCCAATGATCGTCAAGCCCTTGTCCACATACGGAAAAACGTTATACCGGCAGATTAAAAAAGACTACGACGCATTGGTGGAGGCGCCAAGCGGCCGTGAAGAGTTTTTGACCAAAAGGATGGATTACCCCAGCCAGGCGATGAACAGTAATGTGGCGCCCTGGGAAGAGATTTTAGCGACCAATCAGCCGATCCCCAAAGATATTGATGGCCGAGAAGCGATTGGAGCTGTGGATTTCGCCAGTGTACGAGATTTCATTGCTGCTGCCGTTACCGTTCGTTATAAGGACAAGCTGGTGACCGTCGAAAAGCAATGGGCGCGAAAAGGATTCTGTGACAAATATTACGCATACAGTCGCAAGGAACGGATTGCCACACCTAATCAGCGAATCAATATTCCTCTGCACGACTGGGAACGTAGCGGCCTGGTTGAAGTCATCGACGAGCCGTTGATGGACCCGAAACATGCGCTGGAATGGATGCAACAGATGGCTCAGCAATTCAACATCAAAAAGGTGGTCATGGATAATTACCGAGCCCAGATTATGCGAAAAATGTTTGAAGACGGTGGCTTCGATGTAGATATTATTCACAACCCTACTTCAATCGACGGGTTGCTCGCATCGATTATCGACGATGGGTTTCCGCGCCACAGATTTATTTGGGGAGACAATCCAATGCTTCGCTGGAACACGCAAAATGTGTTGGTTAAGGTCAATAAAGCAAACGGAAACAAGTCCTATGAGAAGAAAGAGGAAACTCGTCGTAAGACAGATGGTTTTAAGGCCTTTGAATATACGTTGTACCGAGCAAATGAATTATCCGATGTGGACGTCAGTGAATCGCTGGCGTTTTTAAATGACCTTGACTTCTGAAAGGAGGTGAAAGCGTGAACTTCAACTTATTTGATCTGTTTACTCAACGTAAAGATGCCAGTTTTGCCTATGATCTTGATTTAATTGGCGGACAGCAGACGCGAGTTTACCTGAAACAGTATGCGTTAAATACGTGTGCTTCTTTTTTAGCCAGAACGGTTTCTCAGTCCGAGTTCAAAACTAAAAACGCTGCGCTTTATTACAAGCTAAATGTCCGACCAAACTATAATCAAACAGCAACGAGCTTTTGGCAGGAACTGATCTTTAAACTCATTACAGATAATGAAGCGCTGGTCGTTCAGGACGATACAGGTGACCTACTGATTGCTGACAGCTATGTTCATAATGTTAAGGCGGTATATCCTGATACATTTTCTGGAGTGGTGGTCAATGACTATCAGTTTCAGCGTGTGTTTGGAATGGATGACGTTTGGTTTATCAAATACAACAACGACAACCTAACCACATACACAAATCAGTTGTTGTCCGACTATGCTAATTTATTCAGCCGCATGATTAGTTTTGCCATGCGTAACAAGCAGCTAAGGGCAACGGTGGATTTCTCAGGCGTTACAAGTTTTGACAGCCAAACGCCTAAAGATGATGTGAATGGCAATAAGAAAGAGAATCCAGCTCAGAAATTCATTGATAAGCTCTTTAGTGCATTCAGAGACAACGACATTGCAATTGTGCCTTTACAAAAGGGTATTAAGTACGACGAAGTTTCGAGCCAGTATAGTGGCGCAGATCAGGCATTTTCTGACATTACTGCTGCACGTAAAGAGGCAGTTGACAGCGTTGCAGAGATTCTAGGAATTCCACCAGCATTGATCCACGGTGCACAGGCGGAAGTTGATCAGAATCAACAAGAATTATTGAATTTTTGCATTGCTCCGCTTAATCAAAAAATTGAGGATGAGTTAAATGCCAAGGCTGTAAGCCAGTCTTCATATGATCAAGATAAGGTCACCGTTTGGGGACTGAATAAGCCTGACCCATTCAAGCAAGCAGAAGCGATTGATAAGATCACAGCGGTTGGTGTCCTAAGCCGAAATGAAGTGCGTGCTCGTCTAGGATACGAACCAGTAGATGGCGGAGACGTGTACTACATGACTAAGAACTATCAAGCTATCACAGATTCTCCTCAGCCGGAAACTGATGACCTTAATGCGAAAACGATCAATGAACGGCGACAAGCACAGGGACTGAAACCTTTGGCTGGTGGCGATGCCATTTGGCTATCAAATCAGCAAACACCCGCTATTCCAACAGGATTAGCAACGAAGGGAGGTGATAATGATGACGACAGTAATTCCAATTAACACTCAGCTTGTTGATGATGAGACTGCGAGTGTCATGAAGTCGTGGGGGCTGGATTTAGTAGCTCCGAACGCGATCCGCGAAATGCTTCCGACTGATAATTCAGACGTTGTAGTCGAAATTGATAGCCCAGGTGGATTGGTTACCGCAGGAAGCTCAATTGCGACACTTTTGAAAGACTATCCCGGAACTGTAACGGCTAAGATTATCGGTCAGGCAGCATCTGCAGCTACAGTAGTAGCACTGTCAGCTGACAAGATTATGATGGCACCGACGGCTACATTCATGATTCACCGTGTGTCAGTCTCTGGCATTTCTGGAAACTCCGGTGATCTTGACAAGTACAGCGATGTTCTTTCAATGCAAGATAAACAATTTGCTAACTTGTATGCATCAAAAACTGGTAAAACAGCAGATGAGATGCTCAAGCTAATGACAGACGAGACGTATATGTCAGCACAACAGGCCAAAGATATTGGTTTTGTTGATGAAATTATGTTTGAGGAACAGCCTACCTTGGTAGCAGGCCCAAAAACGATGCTGACAAAAGAGATCGTTGATGCCCTTAAGGAGTATCGAGAAATCAAAGACAAGCAAAGTAATCCAGTTCTAAATGTCGACACTGATGAACTAGCAGAAAAGCTTGCAAACAAATTAAACCCTCATAAGGAACCTAAGCAAAGCAAGTTTGCAGGGTTCCTTTTTTAATACGAAAGGAGTCATAAAAATATGACTATGAGCTTTAAGAATTTAGATACCTTTGCGGAAAAACAAAAGGCATTCGCAGACATCGTCAAAAGTGGTGGTGATGCTGAAGCCCAAGGCAAGGCGTTTGGTGAAATGATGGACGCACTGTCCACTGATCTCAACAGCTTCCAAGAAAATCTGAAGAATAAGACCCAAGAGGAAATCGACAGCATCATTGCAGCCAACACCGGTGATGTGAAGATGACACAAGATGAAGTTAAATTCTTCAATGATATCTCGACTGATACTGGGTTCAAAAACGACCAGCTTATTCCCCAAACCACTGTGGATAAGATTTTCGAAGATATGACTTCTAATCACCCTCTGCTGCAAGCGATTGGTTTGCAGAACAACGGTGTGCGCCTGAAAATCTGGAAATCTGATGCTAAAGGTGCCGCTGTATGGGGCAAGATTTTCGGCAACATTCAAGGGCAGCTTGATGCTACGTTCACGTCTGTTGATGCAGAGATGAGCAAACTGACAGCATTTGTTGTGCTGCCTAATGATCTTGATTCATTCGGTCCGGCATGGGTACGCACATACGTTACTACCCAAATCACCGAAGCGTTTGCGGCCGCATCTGAATCAGCATTTGTTGATGGTGATGGTAAAAGCAAGCCAATTGGGCTTGATCGCGATCCGTCAAAAGGTGCCATATCCGTTGGTGTGACAACCTACCCGGTGAAGGCTGATGCGGGCACCGTAACTCTGAAAGATGCCGACACGGCTAAGTTTGAACTAATGACCATCATTAAGGCTCTGTCCAAGAATGCAAAAGGCAAGCCTGTAGTTGCACGTGGCAACACCATTTTGGTTGTACAGCCGGGTGCTTCGCTTGACTTTGAGCGTGCAATGACCATGCAAAACGTTAATGGTCAGTGGGTATATGCGCTGCCATATGGCATTCAGATCATCGAATCTCAGTACGTTCCAGACGGGAAGGCTATTGCTTTTGTTAAGGGCCGTTATGATGCATACATGGCTGGTGGCTTAAACATTTCTGATTTTAACCAAACATTGGCCATTCAGGACGCAATTCTGTTCACTGCTAAGCAATTCTTCTATGGTGCGCCAGCAGATAGTAATGCCGCACTTGTCTACGCACTGAAAATCACTGATCCGAATGCTGTAGCTGGTGGCTTGGGGAAATAGTATCCCCCATTGAAGCGGGGGTAGACAGCAACTCAACCGTTGCACAGCTGAAGTCATATCTTGATTTAAAGAGAATCAGTTACCCAAGCAATGCATTAAAGGCCGATTTACAGAAACTTGCGGGGGTGACACCAGATGAATGATAATCAGGTTAAATCGCTTTTGACAGAATTTAAAGCTCGAATGAGCATTTACCACTCGTCAGAAGATGCTGAGCTTAAGAACATGCTGCAGGCCTCGTACGATGCAGTTAATCGCATGACTGGAGTGTCTGATATCACCAATAACCAATTCAAAGAGCTTGTCATTGAACGCACCAGGTATGTCTACAATGATCAGGCTGAATTTTTCGAAGACAACTTCCTATCAACGATTATTGGCTTGAATTTACAAGCATATGGTGAGGGGGACGATGACAATGGCTAGTCGTCCAAGTTTTCAGTATCAGCCTCCCAAAGTTGATAGTGGAAAATTAAGAATACCGATTCACTTCTATGCTCAAGATGTTGGTGATTCACCGGAGCCAACAGACATTGAGCCTAAAGAAGTGTTTTTTTGTCTTTGCGATGCCTATTCGCCAAGCAATAAGGACAAGGTAGTTCTTGATAGCCACGAGGTTGACCTGGGCGTCACTGTGATTATTCGCGATACCAAGGGTGAATTCATTCCGAACAACAAAATGACAGCGTTTATTGACGACTCTCGATATCGGGAAGTTAAGGAATGGCAGATTGAAGAAGTTCGCCATGATTTTGAAGCCAACAGGTTCATTACGCTGGTATGGGGGCGAAGCAATGACAGCAACTTTAGACGTTAAAGGTTTAGAAGACTTAGAAAACAAGCTAAGTCAAAAGTTTAGCGATCGCAAAGTTGCTAAATATGTCAACAACGCATTAACCATCGCTGGACGATATGCCGTTGTTGAACTTAAACAAGCTGCAGCAAGCTATCGAGATACTGGCGCAACAGTAAATGAAATTACTGCGGGCAAACCACGGCTTCGTGGTGGGATTCGCAATATCAAGATTGGGTGGTCTGGTGATGGTTCAAAACAACGGTGGCGCTTAGTTCATCTCAACGAATTTGGGTACACCCGAAATGGGCGCACGTATGCTCCAAGAGGCATAGGGAAAATTCGATCATCATATGATGAAATGCAGCCGAAGCTGAAAGAGCTAGAAGCGGCTGAATTGAGGAAACTGCTATGAAAGACATGATGAACACGATTTATACAGAGATACGTGGTGATCCGCTAGTATCTCAGTACCCGATTAAGTATTACGACTATCCAGAGGCAGCTTCTAAGGAAACGTTTGTTCTCATCAAACCGTTGTCTCCTCCAACAGCTGCTTTTGGTGCCAGTGATAAAGAATTAGCACAACAGCTAACTTACCAGATTGATGTGCAATCCGGTGATCGCATGCTGTGTAAGCAGATACAACAAGCAATCAAAAAACACATGTACTCGTTAGGCTTCTCGCAATTATCCGAGGGGCTTGACGAGTTTTTTAGTGACACAAAACGGTATGTCGATGCACGGCGATATCGAACTGTCACACAGCTTTATGACGCTAACTATTAGAAAGGAGTCATCACATGACTTTAGTACATTTTCCACGCATGACCATTCAACCGTTTGACGCTAAAGGTGCCCCAAAGGGACAACCAATCGTTGTTCAAGGGGATACCAACAAAGGCGGTACCATTACAGCTGAAATCTCTGGGTTGTCAAGCAACGCTCTGAAGGTTGCTGCATCGGACATTGAGTATTGGATTTCTCAAGAGGGTGTTGGTGAAGTTTCTGTTGACTTTACGTTGATCGACATTCCAGCAGATTCAGAAGCGATTATCCTTGGACAGAAAACTGTTGAGTCTGGCATCACATATGTGGGTAATGACACGAACCCACCATATTGTGGTGTTCTGCTAGAAGCCGAAAATCTTCAAGGGGATAGTGCTTATTTAGGATTCTTCCGCGGCAAGTTTGCCAAGGACAAAGAGACCTTGAATACACAAAATCCAGCTGACAAGAAGGCACCAGAAGGCGATAGCTATACGTTTACTGCGGCCGGTTCACCTGATAATGGTGATCAAAAAGGCGAGTACGTTGCTAAATATGTCGGGTCTGATACAAAAGCTATTAGCACGGTGAAAGCGCAGGTTTTAAAGGCAACCCCAAAACTGTAACGGTGTCTGGGGTATCCCTGACACCGACAACGGCGAGCATTAAAGTGAGAGCAACCACGGCATTAACGGCTAAAGTTAGCCCGGAAGATGCGACTGACAAGGCTGTTAGCTATGAATCCAGTAAAATATCGGTCGCTACTGTCAACAGTAGTGGCGTAGTAACTGGCGTTTCTGAAGGCTCTGCTACCATTACCGCAACAACACACGATGGCAGCAAAACAGCAAGCACTGCGGTAACCGTAACTGCTGCTTAAAAATACAATTGTCGCCTCAGAAATAAACAATGCTGATTGAGTTCAGGGCGGCATCTAAAATAAGGAGACTTATCATGCTAAAACTTGATTTACGTAATAAAGATGGTAAGGTTGAGCACTTTCAAGAAACATTCGTGCCCGCCTTAAAACTGATCGAAGGCTTAAAACTAACTCCCGAGAACTTTCCTGATCTAGATGAATCAGATTGGATGGGAAAAAACGCAGAATTTATGGCTTCTTGTTTTGAAGACAAAAGCGTAACTAAGAAACGAATTTTAGACGGTGTTGCCGCTTGGGATTTCAACAAAGTATTTGACACATTCAATCAACAGCTTTTCGGGATTGACCCAAAAAAAGTGGCAGCGAGCGAATCAGCAGAAAAGAAGCATTAAATCAAATCTACAAAATGATTCGTTCGGTTGTTACAAATGTTCCGGGATTCACGATCAATGACATTATGAAAACTGATTGGGAGACCCTACAAGAGGTGCTGCTGCAAAGTGAACCAGAAAAAGAAAAGGCAGTCTCGCTTGCCAACTTTATCAAATCAATGTAGGAAGGAGGAAACAAATTGGCAGAACCATTAGGTCAAATGATGATCGAGCTTGGGCTTGATGATACCAAGTTCGGTAACGGTCTGAAGAACGCCAAGTCACAGTTGAAATATTTCGGGTCTGAGATGAAAGCTCAGGCCTCTTTTTATGACGCTTTTGGAAGTAAAGTAGACGGCTTAAGTGCTAAAGAACAAGGCTTGACCAAGATGATTGCTGCACAGTCAAAGGTTGTAGCTGAATCTAAGAAGGCGTACGACGGATCACTGACTTCAAAAGGCGAAATGACAAAAAGTTCCGCTAGACTTGCAGCTAATTTTGAAGCCGAACAAGCAAAACTTGCATCACTGGCTAAAGAGTACATCAATACCGCCAAAGCAGAAGCCGAAATGAGTGTTAAAACAACCGGTGTCACTGGTGCGATTAACAAGCTTGGTACGGCCCAGATAGCTATTGGCAATCGCATGAAGTCACTTGGCGACAGCATGACTACTGGCATCACTGTGCCTATAGCTACAGCTTTTGTTGCTGCGACTGCTAAAGCAATCAAATTTCAAAATCAGCTTCTAGTAATTAAGAACTTGCTTACTACTGGTGGTGAGTCAGCAAAAGAAGCCATTTCTGGCGTCAACAAGATGCAATCAGACGCCATTCAGTATTCCAATCATTACGGCGTATCTGTTGAGAAGATTTCAGCAGGGTATGAAGAACTTGTACGACGTGGCTATACGTCTAAACAAGCTATCGCTGCCATGAAAACAGAACTCCAAGGTGCTTTGGCATCAGGCGATGATTTCAATGATGTTGTTTCCGTGGCATCATCCACATTGGAATCATTTGGTATGAAATCAAGCAATACTGCAAAAATGACTAGAAACACTAAGACAGCCGTCAATGAGCTTGCATATGCGGCCGATCTGACAGCTACTAACTTCCAGGACTTGGGTGTTGGTATGTCATATGTTGGTGCAACTGCTCACCAAGCACATTTTACCTTGTCAGAAACTGCATCAGCTTTGGGCGTTTTGTCTAATAATGGCGTGGAAGCTGACAAAGCTGGTACCGGGTTGCGTAAAGTGATTGTAAGCATGAATACTGCAGTTAAGAATATTGGCACTAAAAACGACGTTCTAGCGAGCCTTGGCATCAAGAAAGACGAGATTGTAGGATCTAACGGTCAGCTTAAGAGCTTAAGCACCATTATGGAAGTCCTTAATCAGCACACCAAGAACATGAGCTCGACAAAGAAAGCAGCTGTATTTAACAGCCTTTTTGGTACCACTGGTCAGCAGGCCGGTATTATTCTTGCACAAAATAGCAAACAGTTGTCTGAATTAAATAGTCAGGTTGATAAGGCTGAGAAAAAAAACTATGTGGGCAGCTTATCGGAGAAGAACCTTAAGTCTGCTCAGAATCAGTTAAAAGTTCTAAAACAAAATGTTGAAAACTTAGGAATGACGCTTGCACAAAAAGTTCTACCCAGTGTGCAGCCTATTATCAAGGACTTGACTAAGGCTGTTAATTGGTTTGGCAAGCTGAATCCACAGGTGCAGAAAAACATTGTTAAGTGGGGGCTGTTGGCTGCTGCCATGGGCCCAGTGCTTAGCATTGGTGGAAGATTAACTACAGGACTTGGGAAATTAGGTACCTCATCAGTTGGCCTTATTGCAAAAATAGCCGGATTGGGTGCTAAGTCGCAAGCAGCCAAGACGGTTATGGGTCAGTTAACAGATGCAACGGGTAATGTTGTAGGAACCTTGACGAAAGCTGGCGGTGCCGCAACCAATACAGGTGGCTTAATTGGAAATTTAGCCGGAAGAATGACTGTTGCCGCTGGTGAAACAGGCGTTTTAGGAAGCGCATTGACTCCGTTAGGACTTGGAATGATAGCTGTAGCCGGTGCGGCAACGATTGGTGTCGTTGCTTGGGAAGGCTTCGGCAAACAGATGGTTGATTCGTCGAACCGTGCTTCACGATGGGGCTCTGATATTGGCAAAACGGCCGATACTGCGGCAACTGAAATGTCGCAATATCAAAGCAAAGTTGATGTTGCCATGTCTGGGGCATCCGGCTCTGTATCTAGCAATGCAAAGACTATTAACTCAGCATTTAGCGGTATGATTACATCTGCTCAAAAGGCAAGCAAGGCTCAGAAAAAGGCTGCTGATGATGTTGCCAAGGCTATTGGTGGCGAAGCCGCTGCTGCTCTTGAAGAAGAGGCTGGCAAAGAAGAGTCCGCTCGCAACAAAGAGATTGCGAAGATGAAGTCATATGCTAAAGAAGCACATGACATCTTAAAAAATTCCGCCGACAACAACGTTGCTCTTAATGCAGAACAACGCATTAAGATTGGCAATATTCAGGATGAAATGGCCGAAGCTCAGATTAAGACACTTGGATTAACGGCAAAACAGCAACGTCAAGTGCTTGCTGCTGAGCTAGGCGAAACCAGCAAGATGTCCGTAAAGCAATTGTCATCAATGGCAAAGTCCATTGGTGATGCTTCGTACCAAGAGATGTCGAGCTATGAGCAAAGGCTTAAAGCAATCAATGGAAATGCACAGCTTTCTGAAACTGAAAAAAACGTGGCCATTGAAGCCCTTGAACGGGAACACATTGCAACGATGGATAAGCTCGGCGGAGACTATATCAGAGTTGCTAAAGCGCAAGGCAAGTCACATTCTGAAATCATTTCTGAGCTGACACAAGAATATGGCTTTACTGCTACGCAAGCAGCTGAAGCTTGGGATACGTATAACAGCAGAACTAAGGCCGCCGCAGATGAAACAAAAAAAGCCGTCAGCGTCTCATTAGATGGCTTATCTGGCTCTGTCAAAAAGGCTGCCGAAAGTTGGAACAACCTTAAGCTGACTGACAAGGATGGCAAAGTTAAAACCAATGCCGTTGAAGAAGTTCAGAAGGCTGTAAAAAGTGGCAAGACTTGGAATGCTATTCAGCTTTTGCTACGAGAAGGCAAAATGACAACAAACGCTCAAGACATGGTTGCAAAAGCCCTAGCTGCTAACAAGCAGTGGGACGATTTGAAGTGGATTGAGAATGATCTGCACTTGTCTTCAAATGCTAAAGAGCAAGTTGCAAGTGCCATGATTGCTAACAATCAGTGGAATGTCTCTGACTGGAAGGAAGCTCAGATATGGGCAATTAACAAAACCAATAGTGCAACAATTGAAGCTCTTGCAAACGTAGGCAAATGGGATAGTTTGACGCCTAAACAGCAGCAATTAATTGCGCAAGCCAAGACAGGAGCAGCGTTACAAGAGACCCTAAAAGATTTGGGCATATGGAATGATGTGTCGTCTAAAGTACGACAAGCAATTTTGAAAGCCATTGACGAATCTACGCAACCCGCTGCGCAAGCTAAGGCGGCTGTTGATTCATTTGTTGAGCAAACCAAAACGTCTGTTTTGAAAACCATTTATGTTGAAGAACATATCACGCAGGGGCGAGCTGGTGGCGGTTCAGCAAATATAGCAACACGAGCTAAAGGTGATTCTAATTTTGCCGGCGGCCTCGCAATGGTTAACGATCAAAAAGGGCCAACGTTCCGTGAAGCTATTTTCCATCCTAATGGTGGAATTGAGATTCCATTTGGTCGTAATGTGATTAAACCAATCGAAAAGCATGCTCAAATTGTCCCTGCCGGAATGACAGCTAGAATGTTTCCAAAATTGCCTCAATACGCCAATGGTAAAGACATTCCAGCAAATGCAACAGCACTTAGCCTAGCAAATCAAGTGACTCAATCGCTTGGACAAGCATCTTCAGTCACAGTCACTAATAACTCTGATAACAGCAATATAGAAACATTGCTTGGATCAATAAAAGCGTTGTTAGCCACTTTGCTGACAAGAGAAACTGACTTTACCATAAATGGACAATCTGTAGCGAAAATAATGTATCCATATCTTGATCAGATACAAAAGATTAGTGACAAAAGGCAGCACGAGGAAGGGGCATTACAAGTTGAAAAAAGTTATTACGGTAACTCAACTTTCGCATACGAAAATTGGTCTCAATCATCTGATACTAGCGAGCTGACACGACTTTAATTATCAGCTTGCTTTTTTCTTTGCTTCATGAA